TTCAAGAAGAAGATGATTGATGCCAAGAAAGCATATGAAAAGAAGAAGTCTAAGGAGTTAGAGAAGGAAATTGCCAGGTGCAATAACATTCAAATGGCAAAGAAGATTTCTCTTAACTCTGCTTATGGTGCTATCGGCAATCAGTACTTCCGTTATTACAAACTAGAAAATGCCGAGGCAATCACTCTTTCGGGGCAGGTTTCTATTCGCTGGATTGAAACTAAAATGAATGCCTATATCAATAAACTTCTTAAGACTGAGGATGTAGATTATGTTATTGCTTCTGATACCGATTCCATTTATCTTAATATGGGTCCTGTGGTTGATGCTGTATTCAAGGGAAGAGAGAAAACTACTGAAAGCATTGTCTCGTTCCTTGATAAGGTCGCTTCGTTGGAACTTGAGAAGTATATTGAAGGTTCTTACCAAGAACTGGCAGACTATGTGAATGCCTACGATCAGAAGATGCAGATGAAGCGTGAGAATATTGCCGACCGTGGAATCTGGACTGCCAAGAAGCGTTATATTCTGAATGTATGGAATAGTGAGGGAGTGGCATATACAGAACCCAAACTCAAGATGATGGGTATTGAGGCTGTTAAATCTTCTACTCCTGCACCTTGTCGTCAGATGATTAAGGATGGTTTGAAACTGATGATGAGTGGAACAGAAGAACAGGTAATTGAGTTTATTGATGAGTGCCGTGCTAAGTTCAAAAAACTTTCACCGGAACAAATTTCATTTCCTCGTTCTGTGTCTGACGTGAACAAGTATCAATCTTCTTCAACCATTTATACCAAGGGAACACCCATTCACGTTCGTGGGGCACTTCTCTTTAATCATTATGTCAAGGAAGCAAAACTAACAAATAAATACTCACTTATTCAGAATGGTGAAAAGATTAAGTTTGTATACTTGAAAAAACCAAATACTATTCATGAGAATATTATCTCATTCATTCAAGAGTTTCCTAAAGAACTTAATCTTGACAAATTTATTGACTATGAATTACAATTTGAAAAAGCATTTCTAGAACCACTCAAATCAATTCTTGATGCAGTTGGATGGAACGTAGAAAAAACAGTAAACCTTGAATTATTTTTCTCTTAATGGAATTACCAATCACTGACAAAGAACTGGATACAATCATTAGTGCTCTTGGTGTGGGAGGTGATGCTGCACTTTATAAAAAACTCAAGACTGTAAAAGAAGTCAGGAATACAAATCCTGAATGTTATAAAAAAATCTTACGCGAAGAATACGGGATGGTAATTTGATGGATTTTCTTAAAGATATTGTAAAAGAAATTGGCGATGACTACACAGAACTCGCATCAGACATTGATGAGACTGAAACTTATGTGGACACGGGTTCATACATCTTTAATGCTCTTGTCAGTGGGAGTATCTTTGGTGGTGTATCTGGTAATAAGATTACTGCAATCGCAGGTGAAAGTTCTACGGGAAAGACTTTCTTCAGTCTGGCTGTCGTTAAGAATTTTCTTGATAGTAATCCTGATGGATATTGTCTCTATTTTGATACTGAAGCAGCAATCACTAAATCACTTCTAGAAAGTCGTGGTGTTGATACGAAACGTCTTGTGGTTGTCAGAGTAGTTACAATTGAAGACTTTAGAAATAAGGCACTGAAAGCAGTAGATATATATCTTAAGTCACCAGTGGATGATCGCAAACCTTGTATGTTTGTGTTAGATTCTCTGGGTATGCTTTCTACTGATAAAGAGATTACCGATGCCCTAAATGAAAAGCAAGTCCGAGATATGACCAAATCTCAACTTGTGAAAGGTGCATTCCGAATGCTTACACTTAAACTTGGTCAAGCAAAAATTCCAATGATTGTAACCAATCATACCTACGATGTCATCGGTTCCTATGTTCCTACTAAAGAGATGGGTGGTGGTTCTGGTCTTAAGTACGCCAGTTCTACTATCGTGTATCTCAGCAAGAAAAAAGAAAAAGATGGAACAGAAGTCATTGGAAACATTATCAAAGCAAAGACTGCTAAGTCGCGTTTGAGTAAGGAAAATAAGGATGTTGAGATTCGTTTATTTTATGATGAACGTGGTCTTGATCGTTATTATGGACTTCTTGAATTGGGAGAACTTGGTGGACTTTGGAAGAATGTTGCAGGACGATATGAAATGGATGGCAAGAAAATCTATGCCAAAGAAATCCTAAAAGATCCAGAAAAATATTTTACTCCAGAAATAATGCAAGCTCTTGACGAAACTGCACGAAAAGAGTTTAGTTATGGGTGATTGTATTAAAGTTATTAAAACTAAAATTGATACAAAAAAAATAATTCACCAATTAGAAATAAATCCAAAAGACTGGGGATCTCAACAAAAACTTAAAAATGTGGAACTTAAAGATCCACATACTCATATCACAACAGTTGATGTTCTTCAGTTAATAATGGGTGGTATTGAAAAACCAGGTGAGATTGTTGGTGATACTGAGATTTGTATTAAGACACCGGCATATGAACATCACAGTGAAATAAGAAAAATACTCAAAAAGTATTTTAATAAAATTGATAGATGTGGATTTCTTTCTCTTCCTATTGATGAAATTGTTGGTGCCCATATTGACGAAGGAACTTATTACCTGACAAGAGATCGTTACCATTTATCAATTTCCGGCAGGTATCAATATTTTGTTGGAAATGAGAGTATAATAGTAGAACCAGGAACTCTTTTTTGGTTTGATAATAAACAACCTCATGGTACAGTTAATATTGGAGATGAAGTTAGGATTACTTTTGTTTTTGATGTTCCACATTCCCCTGATAACCCACAGCACAAAATAGATGGATAAAGTTGAATTTTTGATTCTAAGAAATTTTTTACATAATGAACAATATACAAGAAAGGTTATTCCTTTTGTTAAACCAGAATATTTTGAAGAAACGAATCAAAAAATTGTATTTCAGGAAATACTAAATTTTATTCAAAAGTACAATCAACTTGCTACAAAAGAAGTTCTTTCTATTGAGGTAGAAAAACGCACGGATATTAATGAAGATAGTTTCAAACAAATTTTGAATCTGATTGAATGTCTTGATAATGTGCCAACAGAATTTGATTGGTTAGTTGATACTACCGAAAAGTGGTGCCGTGATCGTGCCATTTATTTGGCTCTGATGGAATCAATTCATATTGCCGATGGTAAAGATGAAAAGAAAAATCGTGATAGCATTCCATCAATCTTATCTGATGCTCTTGGAGTATCTTTTGATACCGCAATCGGACACGATTATCTGTTAGACTATGAAAAAAGATATGAAACCTATCATAGAAAGGAAGAAAAAATTGAATTTGACTTGGAGTTTTTTAACAAGATCACAAAAGGTGGTCTACCTAATAAGACTCTCAATATCGCTCTTGCTGGTACGGGTGTCGGAAAAAGTCTCTTTATGTGCCACGTTGCTGCTTCCGTCTTATTGCAAGGCAGGAACGTTCTCTACATCACTCTTGAAATGGCAGAGGAAAGAATTGCTGAAAGAATTGACGCAAATCTTTTGAATATTCCAATTCAACAACTGAATGAATTGCCAAAATCTATGTTTGAGAGTAAGGTAAATAGTCTGGCAAAGAAGACACAAGGAACTCTAATTATTAAAGAGTATCCTACTGCTTCTGCACACGCAGGACACTTCAAGTCACTTCTTAGTGAACTTGCACTTAAGAAATCATTTAGACCTCATATTATTTTCATTGACTATCTTAACATCTGTGCTTCCAGTAGGCATAAAGCAAATGGTGCTGCCAATTCTTATTCTTATATCAAATCAATTGCAGAAGAACTTCGGGGACTCGCAGTTGAGTTTAATGTTCCAATTGTTTCCGCTACTCAGACTACTCGTGGTGGTTATGGCAATTCTGATGTTGAACTTACTGATACTTCTGAATCCTTTGGTCTTCCTGCCACTGCTGATCTTATGTTTGCTCTTATTTCAACTGAAGAATTGGAAGGACTCGGACAGATACTTGTTAAACAATTGAAGAATAGGTATAATGATCCGACAATGAATAAAAGATTTGTTGTTGGTATTGATAGAGCTAAAATGAGATTATATGATGTTGAACAAAATGCTCAACAAGATATTCTTGACAATGGTAAGGATGAGAAGTATAATGATGAAGAAAAGAAACCAAAAAAATCATTCGAGGGATTTAAATTCTAATGGCAAATATTGATCCGGCAAAGTATATTGAATTCGTTCGTCAGACAACAAGTGAAGCAAGTAGTGACTTTGCAGCACTTCTTGCTCGTCTAACAGAACTGGAACTTGCTGATGCTAATGTTCCTCGTCTTCTTACTGCGGCATTTGGAGTGTCTGCCGAAGCAGGTGAATTGGTTGAAATTGTAAAGAAGATGTTTCTTCAAGGAAAACCTTATACCGAAGATAATATTATTCATATGAAGAAAGAAGCAGGAGATATTCTCTGGTATATGTCTCAACTTTGTATTGCTCTTGATACCACCTTTGAAGAATTGATGGAAATCAACTATCAAAAACTATCTGCAAGATATCCTGAAGGAACGTTTGATGTTCATAGAAGTGAAAATCGTGTAGTTGGAGATATTTAATTTATAAATAACTACAAAAGTATTTTTTTATAACAATGGATTTAAGCATTTTTAGAGGTCTCAACGAAGCATATTCTGCAGTCTATGATGAAGACATCAGAAATGAGTTAGAAGAAATGTCTGATGATTTTGCTGGAGTTGAATATCTTTCTGATGAAGAACTTGACGATATTGTAGATGAAACAATTGGAGAAATGCTTGATGAAGGATATAATTTTGGTGAAGTTGAAGATCTTCTTGAAGGAGTTCTTTTAGAGTTGAATCCATATGCCCCTGCCGGATCTGCAGCGGCAAAGCAATATCAGAAATCGGCAAGTTCAACTAAAAAATCAGCAGAAAGATCTGCGGCAAGAGCAGCAACCGTTGCTAGAGTAAAAGATGCAGTAACCGGTGCTATTGGAAGACTGAAAGGAGCAGCAAAATCTGCTGTTGGAAAGGCAAAAGAAGCAGGGAGATCTGCCAAATTCAATGTTGTTGATAAACCAGTTGCATCATATGCAGCAAGTAGAAATCTTCATCCTGCTCCAGGTATGGCAGCAAGATCTAAAGATCCTGAAAAGAGAAGAGGATTAAGAGCAAAGGTTGTTTCTGATATTGCATCTAGAGTTAAGGGAAAAATTACATCTGCAGTAGATAAGGTAAGGCAAAAGGCAGCATCTGTTACAGGTAAAGCTAAACAAAAGGCAGCATCTGCTGCAGTTTCTGGATATGCGGCTGGACGTGTTGCGGCACAAACAGCTTCTGATGCTGCAAATAGAGCGGGGCAGGGTGCAAAAAATGCTGCAAATAAGGCGAGGGAGGGTATTAAAGGTGCTGTAGGAAAAACTGCTAGAGCAGTTTCTTCTCGTGCAGGAAATCTTGCCTCAAGACTTGGAGAAGAAGTTGATGTTTACGACATCATCCTCTCACATCTTCTTGATGAAGGATATGCTGATACTTATGAAGCAGCAGAAAGCATTATGGTAAATATGAGTGAAGATTGGAGAGAGAGTATTGTGGAAGAAGTTCTTGATGAAGAATTGAGTGGTTCAAGAAAGGAGAAAGCATCTGAAATTTTAAATAGAAAATTGAGAGATGTTGAAACTTTAAGAAATCTTGCTGGTCGCAAAAGAACTCAAAAAACTGATTATGGTTCTGGAAATAAAGCAGCAAGAAAAGCAGGTAAAGAAGTAAAAGATAGTCGTGTTGTTCAGTTTGATAACTGAACCACTTCCCAAACTGGCACACTGACCCCCGCAAGGGGGTTTTATAATGTCTTTATCGGGGAATTAGCACAGATCTGCTAGTGCGCCTGCTTTGCAAGCAGGAATTCAGGAGTTCGAGTCTCCTATTCTCCATGAATTTATAAAAATATTGGGAAATAAATAAAGGTATAGTAACAAACAATATGAAGAATTTTTTCCAATTTTTGACTGAGGCGGGTGCATCGCAGGCATCGATGCAAGCACAAAAACTCAATCTCAAAAGTGACGGACACGGTGAATGGGTAGATTCTCGTGGAGAGGTTGTTGCAAAGACAGAAAAGGGAAAATTAGTTTTTTATAATA